TTTTATTTTAACTTCACCTTTGGCAATCTTGCTTAACATCTCCATTCGTTCGGCAGTTGATAGTATATTCATTTCAGCAATATCTGAAACTAATTTATCTTTTGCTGCTTCAATTACTTTGCCAACTCGCTCACGTTCTATTTGTATTTCATTCAAATACTTTTTAGCCAACTCGCTGCCTTTTTGTCTTGCTGATGCTGGTTTAGTTCCATCTTTGGCAATAGCTTTGATATAGGCCTTGTCTTGCTCGCTTCCTGCTGCAACTAATTCAATGAATTGTTGGTGTTTAAATGGTATTATATTCATATTCCTTTAAATGCTTTTAGTGGATAAAAAACTAAACTATTTCTATAACCTCCATCGTGTGTTGGCATTATTGGTGTAACTCCGTGAACATTTCTCCACGCAGGATAAACCAATATTGAATTATCTTGTTGTCCAATAGTTGCGCCATAATCTGGAATGTTCAAATCACCGCCTTTTGAATTGTGCTTTTTACATATTATTACGTTAACTGCTCCAACTATATTACCAGCATCACGATGGAATGGTGCTGAAATATTAAAGTTTGAAATTGAACTTGTAAATAAGTTTCCAAACCTCCACTTTTCTGGGACTTCTTTAAATAGTTCAACTTGTTGTTCATATTGTTTTGGCAATAATTCTTTTATTAATTGCTCACTTTCTTTTGCAAGTAAATACATTGCTTTTATAAATGTTTGTGCAGATTTTACAGAATGTACACTTGATATACTTGCGTATGGTCTTCTCATCAATGGTTTTGGAGGTATAGAACCTATAATTGTTGAATATTGCAACACATCCTTTTCTGTATTATGTAAACCACTTGACCTTTTCATTTCGCTTTTAGGTACATTTTTGCTTCTTAATTCTGAATCAGCCAAATCTGCTAACTTGCACATTTTTTCTGGCATCTTTGTTAGATAAAAGCCTACTGGCTCATCTTCAGAATAAAATATTGAATCTTCTAATACATTTGGCTCAATGTATGGGCAATTATCTCCAATCTTTATTGAATGTTCTATTTCTTTTAAATCTATTCTTTTCATATTTCTTTAATTATTTTATAAAATTCATTTTTTACGCTTTCAATATCTCTGTTATTGTCTACAATGTATAGTTTTCTATAACCTTTAGTATTATTTATCAATGAGATGTGTCCTTTTAATTTTGAATTATATGTATCAATATTAATCAATTTTCCCCTTTTTAATATCCTTTTTTCGTTGTTTTCAAAGGATGTTTTAAGATATACCAATATTACATTAAAATGAACAGAAAGTTCTTTAATATCCTTTATTTGGCAATAATAGTTTCCAGTTATAATAATATTCTTTGTTTTGTTTTGAATTACCTCTTCAATAACTTTTGCTTTATTATGGCTATAAAGGCTATCTGCACCCCTAATATTTGTACCCAAAACATATAAATTATCTCTTATCATTAAAAATATACCATCATTCTTTAATACTGGTTCTTTAATGATGGTTGACTTACCAACTCCGTAGTTTCCAACTAAAAATATAGCTTTACTTTTATCCATTTAGGTCTTTCATTAACTTATTTACCAAATATGGATATATAACAAGGCCATCTTTCCAACCTGCAGTCAGTACAAAGGTATTATCATTTATTTTCTTGTATAGACCTAATTTTTTATTTTGATTGTTTACGAATGGTCTTGCACCAAAATATATATTGTACTTACCTTTTAAACCTATTGTTTTTGCTCTGTTTAAGGTATTTTGAATGTATTGTTTTTGATTTTTGATATAAGTATTATGAATTATTGCAGTGCTATCCCCATACCATATTCTACCATCATACCATTTCATTATTTTTTCGTGTGTAAATGGTCTGTAATGCCTCATTGTTTCTTCAATGCTGGTATTGTTATCGTTTGGCTCAAACAACAATCCGTGACCAGTCAATGAGTTAAAATCTTTTATATTTACAAAATCTTTGGTATAGAATCCTGCGCAAATTATGTTTATTCCATCATAGAATTTGTTTGAAGAGTATATACCTTTGTCTGTAATTTTATTTACTTTCTCATTGATTACATCTTTCCATAATATATTGTCAATTGGTATGTGCAATACATCTTGGTAGCTTTTATTTGTCTTGAATACTTTTTTCTGTACTTTGTAGTTTTTATTTAAAAACTTGATGCTATCTTCTAAATAATTAGTTCCTTTTAGCCAAGTTAATGAAAATAGGTTTTCACTTATCTTTGATGATGCATATTGCTCATTGCTATCAAATATATTAAATTTGATTGAATTATTTTGTAGTTCTTTCGCTACTATTGAACCACACAAGCCTGCACCAATAATATTTATATTCACGGTAATAATTTATGATATTGAATTAATCTTGAATCTTGTTTTATCTTTCTTAATTTATTTAAATCATCTAATGGCTTGTAGTGTTTATGACAATATGAATGATATTTACACAGTAAAGTTTCAAGTTCAAGTATATTACTGGCATTGAAATACTTATTTGAATTTATTTTATCAGTTTGTGATTTAGCAAAATTTAAGTGATTTAAGAATAGATTTTTATTTTTGTATAGTCTTACATCCTCAATGGTATGATTCAGCATTAAAAGGCCCTTTAAAGGGTATTCATACGCTTGGAGAAATGTAAGTTCATTGTACTTCATTCTGATGTCAAAAACTTTTTCAAGTATATCAGCAGTTTTCCAGCAGGCCCAATCACCCATTCCTTTAATCTTTTTAAAGTTTTCTCTGAATATCAAATAATCTACTCCATTAAACTTTAAAAGCATATCCAGAGTTAACTTTGATAGATTCTTCTCCCATATGGGAAAATACTTTTTGCTCTTTTGCCTTTCATTGCCAAATTTTATTTCATCAATGGTTATTAGTTTGTTTGAATATAAAAGTTCAGAATGTAAATTATAAATCAGTAATTTTTTCTTTAGCAATTCAAATGTAGAATCAACTCCATAAACACTTTTATGGTTTATTAAAAACACATAGTCTGGGTCAATGTCATTAGATTTTATTATTTCATTTGAGAATTCTACAAAGGTCATTTCTTTTTTTTATTTCAAATATCATATTAAATCAATTTTTTCATAGCAAAATACATTAGTGCAGGGAACTATAAACCTTTTTGGTATATGTTCATCCGCTAATTCATAATATCTTTTATCTTGAATATCAACTTTATTGTATATTTCTTTTTGATTATCAATAACTTTTCTGAATCTATTTAGGCTACCATCAATATCAAAACTCCATTCATAAACTAATTTCTTGAATACTTTATTAGTGTTTTCTAATATAAGCATTTCTGCACCTTCAATATCCATCTTGCAACAATCAAAGTTTTTTGCTTCAGTTTCAAAGTTTAAACAAGGAACTTTAATCCCTTTGTTATTCCATTTCTTTACTATTGAATTGCGCCAAACATTGCCATTATTGCCAATAAATAAAATTATTTCTTTTGTATCGTTATGAACCAGTGCTGCTTGTTTTACATCGGCAATAAATCCATTTAAAGCAAGATTTTTTTTAATCATTTCGCAATTAAATGGGTCTGGTTCATATACTGTGACCTTTGCTCCTTTTGAGCAGGCCAATAAAGTAAATGCGCCTACATTGCCACCGCAATCCATCCACGTTTCACCGCTTTGAATTGTCATTCCTTTTTTTAAATATACTTGGTTTCCTAAAACCTCTTGAAAAGTTTTAAGGTCTGACATCCCCTCACGATAGTAAAATTTAATTCCTTTAATTTCACCTTTATTTAAAATCATAATTTTTCCTTTTCGGCTTTCAAATATTCCATTATCATACCACCTACATAGGCTTCACGTTCTCTCCAGAACTTTACAAGTGCATAAGCCTCTTCATAGTGTTCTGCTTCAAATTCAATTTGAATAGCTTTCTTAACTCCGTTAGTCATATCTTTTAACTGCTCTTCAACATCATCATCATCCAGTATTGAATAGTCAATGTCTTTTGTGCTTTGTGGCATCCCCCACTCAACGCAAACCGCTTCACCAAGTTCGGCCTCAATCAATTCAGCATCAAACACGATGTTAGCCTTTGCTGATGCATTATCAGCCAGTGCCATCTCTCTGCCTTGTGGTGAATCCAAGTCAATGTCTGTACGTTTTACCGCTATAAGTTGTGTTCCATCGGATTCAACAATAAGAACATCTTCAATACCAGAAAACTCAACAGACTTGTTTCCTGCGATTATACGATTGTTTTTATCCAAAAGGATACTTCTACCTGCTCCGAACTTTTCAAACGATTTGCGTATCATTTCTGCGCCATTCTCGCTACCTTTATTAAAGTTCTTGTCATCAGCAATTAACTCTGTTGACTTAATGTTTGTTGTTTGTTTACTTTTCATACCACAAATGTACTAATTATTTTAAATATCCTAATATTTCATTTTGCACTTGGTCAAAAGATGTGGCTAAAATGTAAACACCTCCATCTGACCTAACTTCATTCATTCGTTCTTTTTGCTTGTCACTTTGCCTATCATTTGGACTTTTAACCTCAATTGCAAATAACCTACCTTTTATTATTGCTTGCAGGTCTTCCATACCTACGTTCAATCCTTTTATTCGAATCATTTTGCCTTTTATCATTCTTGCCCTGCCCTCTGATGATATTCTTTGAACAGAATTACATCCGTGTACTATTTCTAAATACTTTTCTATAAGTTCTGTAAATCGGTTTGTATTGAATGCATCTTTTGTTTCTTTTGGCTGGATAACATTGTTTACTGGCAGGTCAAGATGGTTAGTGCTTAACTTAACTTTGCGTTTCTTAACAACTTTCTTTTTTGTAAGGTTAAACCTTTCAACTTTCAATGTATCGTGAAATCTGGGTTGCATCTTGGTGCGCTTCCAAGCGTGATAAAGTTGTTCGAATTCTGGTATGCTAAAAATCTTCATTTGGTTTTAGGTTTGATGTGAATACTGGTGCTTCTTTATTTACTGCCTCATTTATATCTCTAAACTTGGTATATTGACCATCCCATCCAAGAAGAATGTCATCAGTAGTTGCACCATTTCGGTGCTTGGCAATAATAAACTGCGCTTTGCCAACTGTACTATTGCCATCGTTGTCTTCCATAATTCCGTGATATTCTGGTCTGAATAAGAAAGTAACCATATCGGCATCCTGCTCAATGCTTCCACTCTCACGCAAATCGGACAATATCGGTGTTCTATCAGCACGTTCTTCAACCTTTCGGCTTAACTGTGATAGCGCAATAATAGGGATGTTTAACTCTTTAGCTACTGCTTTTAAACCTCTGGAAATATATCCAACTTCCTGCTCTCTTCCGTTAACATTGTCAACCTTTCCAGCAGTCATAAGTTGAATATAGTCAACAATTGCAAGTTTAATATTGTGGTCACGTTTCAGTTTTTTAAGTTTCACCTTAAATTCAAACACAGATATTGCTGGTGTGTCATCAATAAATATCTTACTGTTAACTAACTTTTGGCACATCAAACGCTTGCGTTCAATTTCTTCATCATTTAGGCCCGTTCGCATAAACTTCTCCAAAGGTATTTCAGATTCAGCACTTTGTAAACGATTCATAAGTTGCATTGATGACATTTCAAGACTAAAGAAAGCAACTGGTTGATTGAATTCAACTGCTGCATTACGTGCGATGTTTAAGACAAATGCAGTTTTTCCCATTGCTGGCCTTGCTGCTAATATAATTAAATCACTACTTTGCCATCCACCAGTTACCGCATCAATGTCAAAGTAACCACTTGGAACACCACTAATGCCTTGCTTTGACCTAATTTCAAGATTACGTTTTTCGGATTCAAAGAAAAGGTCTGTAACATTGTCAAACTTTCCAACGTGAATAGTTTGGGTTACTTTGTCAATCATATTCTGGCCTTTTTCAAGCATTTCAAACGCATCTACGTTGTCTTGGTAACTTTCCTTAATAATACCTGCTGACATCAAAATAAGTTCACGCTGCGTGTATTTTTGAAATACTATCCTTGCATTATATTCTACGTTGAAATCTGCTTTGTTGCATAATGATGTTAAGTAAAATGTACCTCCTGCTTTTTCTAAATTGCTGGTGCGTTTCAATTCTGTGTTTACAGTTATAACTGTAATTGGACTTGAAAGTTTATAAAGTGTGTAAATTGCTTCAAGAATAACTTTATGGCTTTCTTTGTACATCATATCTGGTCGAAAAAAGTCAACAATCTCATCTATGCAGGTAGCACGAATAAGTATTGCACCTATAATTGACACTTCCAAGTCATCTGCTTGTGGAGGTAGCTTTCCCCATTCAATGTTAGCATCATCATCAATGCGCACTGTTTTCTTTTTATTATTTTGCATTCTTACCTCCCCAGTTGCCTTTTGCTTTTACTATATCGTTGTTTGTTTGTTTTTTCGGCATTGGCTTTAAATATGGTAAAGTGTTTTTAATTTTCTGTTGCCAGTCATCAATCTGCTTACCATTACCATCTTTCCATCCGTTTTTAATCCAAGTGTTATATTTTTCTTCAATAGTTTCTTTCAACTTCTCAAAGTCTATATCTAATGATTGACAAAAAGAAAGAAAATCCTTGCGGGCGGGTGCGCCTATTTTATCACTCACATTATCACTTTCATTTACACTTACACTATCACTTACACTTACACTTACATTTAGGGTTTCAATTGGCTTTTTATTGGTTTCTAAAAAAGCCAACCCTTTATTTAGGTTTTCTTCGCTTTTCGGCCTACCTCCTTTTTTGCCATTTTCAGAGGCTTTCTTGACACGGTCTTCATAATTGGCCATATTGCGTATAAGATTAGGCTCAATGAATGACCAGACTAACTCAACCAATGGGTCAGATAGGTCAACTTGGCCATCTGAATGGAATTTAAATAGGTTGGATAATATGATTGCCTTTTGGGTATCGTTTAATTTAGAAATGGCAGGCCACCATTCTGAACGGAGTATAAATGTATCTTTCATTATTTGTATTGGTTAGAGGTATATTTAAAATCATCTTTCACTATTGCTTTTTGAATAGCGTGAAACTTTGTATCAGCGTTTAGTGTGTAGACTTTACCGCTTGGTGACTTTATAAAAAATATTTTCATTTTGGATATAAAGAAACCCCTACTAAAGTGCGCCACCGCCAAGAGGCCACACTAAAATAGGGGTTATGTTGTTAAATGTTTTCAATTTGGCGGTTATTTCGAATGCAAATATAAGTAATAATTACTTAATCTGCAAATTACGATGTGTTGCTATACTGCATCCAGTAACCTCAACACCATCTTTAAGTGCTGCTTTAATAGCAGCCTTATCTGCTTGCTCTGTAACCTTTACCACCTTGAATGCAGCAGGTAGTAAATTCACATCATCAACCTCAACAGTTTCAGATTTTCTAAAGTTAATCTTAACCAACGGTGTTTTAATCTCATCAATCTGGAATGTGTCCATTGCGTGTTTGATGCGGTCTTTAAGGTAATCTGATGCCCTTTCTCTTTGCTTTTTTAATGCTTGCAACCTCTTTATTTCAGCCTCAATAATTTCAACATCTGCATCCATTTGCTTAATTACAAACGAATAAGCAACTGATTTGTTCTGCAACTGTTCTTCTGTGATTGCTAACTGCTCTTCTAATGATGGGGTAAGTTCCCCACCATTTTCAATTAATTCTTCAGCTAACTTATTATAGCTTTGTTCGATTTGATATATTGTAGTTTTCATTATTGTGCTGGTGTTAATTTGGTTTTCATTTCATCTTTTGCTGCTAATACTCGTAGGTCTAATCGTTGCGCTTTGGTAATCTTTCCCCATACCGCTTTGATTTCATCTAAACTAACGCACACTTGAATATCATTAATGATTTCATCAATAGTTGTGTCAACTTCGATGTGTGTTGCTTCTTCAGTTGTCACTACTTGCATTTCCTCTGGCACATAAACTGGACCACTAAAAATGTCGGGGCAATACCATTTAACACCATTGCTAATTGCTCTGGCAAATAGCATATTCTTTGGAAACTTGTCAATGTTTTTTGTAAGTGCTTTTCTTGCATCCTCAATAGTGAATGTGCTATTACCTATCTTTGTGTTACCTTGATAAAAATCTATGCTGCAAACCTTTTCAGATGCTTCTACAACACGATAATCATACTTACCGCTACCTTTTAACCTTGATGCAATAAGACCAGCACCAATGGTTGGCTTTCCTTGAATAATATGGATTCCAGTCATTGCAGCGAATGGAGGTATTCCAATTTCTTGACCTGCTTGAATCTTAACTATTGCTTGCGCTGCACTCTTTGTGTCTGCAAACATTCCACTCTCTGCGAATGCTTTCGCCAAATTCATCAATTCTGATATTGGCAACTGTTGTACTACTGATACTTGTGTGTTCATTGTTATTTGTTTTTAAGGGTTATTAAAAAGGTAAATCATCATTACTTATTGGTGCGCTTGGCTTTGTATAAGTTTCTTGTGGTTCATCAGTCTGTGTAAACGGATTCGCATCAACTTTCCAGCACACTATTGTGTTAAACACCTTAACCTCACCTTGTGGGCTTGTCCACTCACGACCTCTGATGTTAATGTGCGCCTCAATGTCTTGACCTACTGAAAGTGAATCTGCTATTGAGCAGGATTTCTGCTGCAATTCGATTGATACTATTTGCGGATACTGGTCTGCAGTAGTAAGTACTAATTCACGTTTGGAAAACTTTCCATCACTTACTGATACTGTTGCGCCTATGCGCTTTACTGTGCCTTTGATTGTCATAATTGTTTGTTTATTTGTTTTTGTGTAAAAAATCTGTTAATACCATTGATAAGAATGAGGTGTGCGGAATGTAATCGTTGAATTGCAAGGTGATTTCGTGCTTGTCGTTGCTTACTGCCAAGTCACATAGTTGCATTGTCCAAAATGCATCTTTAAGGTCAATAGAAGCAGTTATCTCGTTGTCTTTATTCCATACGTAAAACGTTTCATTGTCTGATTCGTATTCGATGCGCTCTTTAGAATTTTCGATTTGCCACGTTGTTAGCGTTGACACTTTTGTAATGATGTTGATTGAGTTCATGTTAGTTTGTTTTTATTGGGTTTGTAATTGGGGGTGTTTAGCCCCCTTGTTTGTTAGATATTTTTAGGCTTCATTGAACATTGAAATATAATTTTTAACTGCTTTTTCAAAAACTTCTGATTTCATATATTCAATTAATTCATTTGCGTTTTTATGTCCTTTTTCGATTGCATCCATAATTACCATTTGAATTGCAGTTTGTGTTTTTGTTTCGTTGCTTAAATTTTTCATTTTGTTAGTGTTTTTAGTTGTTGTTGTTATTTGTTGATGCAAATGTACAATTAAATTCATTACCTCCTAATTTTATTTTTAGCTAATTACTTAAGTTGTTGATTTACAAGCAAATAATTTTTAAGAAAATCATAAATCATAAAATGTTGAGGCTTCCAACGGTCAACTTTGCCATTCATAAGTCTGGCTATTCCTGGCCGAGTGTACCCAAATTGTTTAGCGGCTTCGGTTATTGGGTTGCATTTCGCGGGTCGGGAGCCGTTGTGTTCAACAAGTGCCAACATCTGTTTGTATTCTTGTTTAAGTTGGGTGTTGCTTGGTTTGATGCGGGGTTGTTCTGCGGTTATGTTCATAATTCAGACATTATTAATATTTGATTTGTATTTTCTTTTTTTGCTTTTCGCATAGCCATATAAATGTTGTTAGCTATTCGTTGTTTGAAATCCATAGCTGCTTCAATAGTTGCGAAATCTTCGCTCCAGTCTTCTGCTAATTTGCTTTTGTTTTTCAGCCTTTCTACTATTTCCGAAATGATTTTAGTGATTTGATGTACTTGCATCCCAAAGACCATAGCGCATTCCACCGATGTTAGACCACTATTATACTTGAGCCATAAATCCCAATGTTCTTGCGTTATGGTTGCAGGTTTGGGAACGTGAATATAACTGTCACAGATTGCCCTGCCTAATTTGCGTTTTGGTTTAATCTTTGGCATTGCGTATGTTATATTGCATTAATACTAATGCTGAATGTATGGCTTCAGCGTTGCCACCTTTGTAAGTTAATTTCGCGCCTCCTTTAGGAATGTAGGCATCGGGGTTATTTCGGTAACCGAATAGTAAGCGTTGGATAAGTTGTTTCATTTTGTTAGTTGTTAGATTAGATATTACCAGTTATTGCAATAGCATTCCCATAGTTATAATGTGAATGTGTTTTAGTTCCAGTTTTAAAAAATGAAAACATTTTATCATAATAAGTTATAACACCACAATTATCCCAACATCTTAATGCTCTTACGGTAAATTTATTGTGTTCAACATTAGATACAATACCAGTTTCAATCATTCCGTTTTCTTGAAATGTTACTGTTTGATTAATTTCTACGTTTTCAAATTTTCTTGCTTTCATTTTGTTAGTTATTAAATTAGACCGCAAACCTACTAATAATATTTTTAAAAATAAAATTGTTTGCTAATTATTTTTATTTTATATTTGCCAAAATTTAAAACTAATAACATGACAACAACACTAACATTAACATTGCATTTCGATTACGAGAATGATGACCGCGAAAACAACATCAGTGGCGGTTGGGTGCTTACTGATATTACAAATGGTAACACACCAGTACATTTAAGTCCGAAATTAGAACAATTACTTAATGAAGAATTAGATCCCGAAAACTTTTAAAACTATGAAAACAAAACTATCCTTAATTTTATGGGCATTATCAGCCCTTTTTATGTCCTTTTGGGCAGTTAAATTCGCAATGACTGGAGTTTTCTTTGGCAATTCCGAGTTGCTTACGTTTACTTTATCCTTTTGCGCTTCACTTGTTAGTGCGGTGTGTGGTGCAGGGTGGATGCAACAATGGATGAAAAAATGAAATTGCTTTACAAACCAACAAAGTTAACCTGCGAATTTATTGTACCCGACATTGAAAAGTCAGATGGAGTGCAAAAGGTTATAGGCTTTTCAAGGGGTTGGCATCACTACAATAGCATTAGGTTAGGCATCCGCAAGGAAGACACTTACATTGTGCTATATTTCTATGCGTATATCAATGGGAAAAGAGTCATTCAGCGTTTAGGCAGATTCGAGATTGGCGAAAAGGTATCGGTTGCGTTGCAATGGGGATATTATATTGAGTGCAAAGCTAACAATGGCTATGCTTTTAGAGTTGCTCCGAAGTGTTCTTTTCCGATTGGTTACTTATTGTCGCCTTACGCAGAGAAAGATGGTGTAGAGGGTGTAGAAGTGCCTTTAAATATTGAGATAATGAATTTAAAAATAAGCTAATTTATGAAACCAAATAGTTGTGCGTGTTATGGCTCGAATGACATACACGAATGCTATTGTAATAAACAAAACAATATGAAAAATAAAGAAACACTTGAAGAAGTTGCAGCAAATTTATTTTGGACTGTTGGAAATGAAGGAATCGCAAATATTGATTCATTCATTAAAGGTGCTAAATGGCAAACTGAAAGAATGTATAGTGAGGAAGATATGCAAGAGTATGCAGAATTTTGTGTTCAATGTTTCATAAAAAATTTGCCTTGTATAATTGCAAAGGATTGGTTTACACAATATAAAAAGAAATAATATGAAACAAACAGCAGTTGAATGGTTGCAGGAAGCCATTAGTAAAAAAGTAAACAATGAACTTGGGCCTTACTTTATTGATTTATTCGATAATGCCAAAGAAATAGAAAAGAAGCAGTTAATAGATGCTTATTCTAATAATGGGTGGAATGATGAAGACCAAAGAGCAAATGCAGAACAATACTACAACGAAACTTACAAAACAATATGAAACCAAAAGATGAAACCAAGCCCTTTGAGAGCAGGCTTTTAGAAGACTTGCATCCAACATTATCTAATGCTTACAAGAAAGCAGAAGCGCAATTTAATTCTGTTCATAACGATGTTCACGTTATTATTGTTTGCACATACAGAAACAATGCAATGCAAGAAGTTTACTTTCATAAACGACCGAAAATCACGCAAGCCCGAGCAGGTCAAAGTCCGCACAACTACTACCCATCACGTGCATTCGATATTGCTTTTGTTAAGGTTGGTAAACGTGAGTTAGACTACTCAGCAAAGCACTTTAAAGAGTTTTGGGAGATGCTGCAAACACATAGTAACAAGCTAACTTGGGGTGGTAACTTTAAGAACTTTTCTGACCAACCCCACTACGAATTATCTAACTGGAAAATGACAATAGTATGACACGAAACACACGCTACACTAATGGCAAGGAGGTAATAACCTTTGTTAAGATTGATTTCATTGTAATCGGTGGTCGAAAGATTGACCACGTTTACTTTAGGAGAAAAGATAAAATAGATTTGATAATGCCCTTGCTTGAATGGAATATTAAGGGTAAATTTGAGTGGGAAATAATTAATTGAAAGTAGTATTTTAAATATTAAAATTATAAATTATGGCATATTTTGGAAGAAGTAAAGGTTGGAATGCTCCACCAAAAAAAGTAAATAAATACCAAGATGGTGTTTTAATATTTACTTATGAAAAACTATCACACGCTGCAATTGATTTTAAAATAGCAGAATCAACAATTAGTAGATACTTAAATGGAAAATTGAAAACTGTAAGTTGGTTGCCAATTGGAATTACTATGAAGTACGCAAAACATACAAAGTACACAAACCAACAACTATGAATCTAAAACAGAAATACCGCAGCCCCGACAACCGCCAACTAAAGAAGATTGCAGACTACTTAATTTACGTTTTGCTGCCATTTATTCAAACATCGTTAGCACTTGCAGAAACGCAAGGATTAATCAGTTTACGACAAGCATTTTGGGGCGGTTTGGCAGCGACATTTCTGCTTATTAATACTAAATTCTTAACTAAATTCACAACCGAAACACCTACAAGAACTGATTTAATTAATGGTGATGGGTGCTAAAACAATAACAATATGAAACCACACCACCAACTTATCACATTCGCAGTCCTATGCTTACTGCTAATAATCGGTTTAAATCATTGCGCTAAAGAACAACCGAAAGTTATTCCATACGACTATAAGACCGAAGCGGAAATGATAAAGAAGCAGTTTGGAATTGAGCAGGCTATTCTACTCAATCAGTTGGAAGCAGTCAACCGAAGACTACAAACTGCGAATAACGCAAAAGATTCGATTAGAAAGAGGGAATTATCATTAACTAACACTAACATAGCTTTATTGAAGAAGTTGCGTGATAGGCTACCAAAAGAGTGTGATACAGTCTTTGTGTTGTGTGATGAGATAATTAATGTTAAGGATTCAAGTTATGCAGCCTTGTTTACTGCGTTTCAAGTTTGTGATTCAGTATCAACTATTAAGGATTCTTTAATACTTACTTACAAAGCGGAAAACGTAACGGATTCGTTACTTTTAAAAGTAAGCAAGCAGGAAACCAAGCAACAAAGGAGAGGTAAAGTAGCTGCTTGGTGTGTTGGTGGGGCTATGTTTATGTTGTGGTTGTTTGTTGGTTTGAAATAAATTATTATATTTGCAGCGTTGTGTAGGAGCAACGAAAGAAATTATAACAAAAGCCTTGACTTTAGCGACCTCCTACTCGCTATTGTTGAGGTTTTTTAATTTAAAGAAATGGAAAAAATAATTTATTCAGAAAATGGTGGATTAGGTATTATTTTAGACAGCAACGAAAACGAAAATGATTTTATTGATACAACAAAATCATTTATTATAAATAATCAAACAATGATGCCTAATGATAATACTACCTTGTTTGGAATGTATGATGCTCCTGCAATTTATGTGGGTGCTTTAAAAGAGGGCAATAATAATTGTATGGTATTTTGTTTAGGTTCAAATGATGATTTATTTGAATCTAAAACTTATTACAGTTGTTTTTATTGGATTAATGAAAGGCGAATAGCTAATAAATATAAAGAGGGAACTGTAAGAGATTTTATATTTGTTAATGGTGTTTGGAAGTAATAATTTTTACTATCTTTGCCTCGTTCAATGTTGTTAGTTCATAGCCCTTGCAGAAATGTGAGGGCTTTGTTATTTATCATCAATAATGCCAAGCATAACTAACAAAGCTATTACACCGCCCTTGAATATTCTACCTACATTCTTGGCTATTTCTCGGTATTGATATAGCATCGCAACAAGGTAAAAAAACAAAACAATCAAGACTAATATGAATGGCTTTAGTGCTACAATTTCTTGATTACTCATTCTTATTTTTCTTGGCAACACGATAAGAAGCCCACATTGATACTACTAATGCACCAAGTTTAGCAAAGTCATAAATGGTATCATAAATGCCCACTAAATTCATATTGCCAAACCAGTCCGATGTCCACACACCTGCTTGTATGATAACGCTTGTAATGATTACTAAAATGCTATTGTCGGGGTGGTGTGGGTGTATCATAAAATTTAATTTTCTTTTTGAGTATAAGGTATCAAAGGTACATCTTTTAACCACATAAATTCTTCTTTTGCGCATTCAATTTCTCCAACCGAAATTATCCAATTATCGTAAAAATCTTGAATAGGATTGTAATAAGAATAGGGCGCATATAACTGCCCAACTAATTCATCTTTTTGTAATTCAGTAAGCAAACCGACATAAAGTAGTTTTTCTTCTTGTGTTAGTTCTGTTAGTTTCATCTTATACGTTTCTTGAAAGTGAAGTTTGCATTGCTTGTACTAATGTGTATAATGTTGATGCCTCTGCATCACTTAAACCGCTTCCTATTGAAGCAAATGCACATTGTTTATTATCATACTGATTCACACCACCAGTACCTTCATTTCTTGCACCAATAAAAATTTTATTTGTGTTTGCAATAGCGCTTGATATAGTTGTAGTTGTTGTTGCAATTAAAGAATTATTTTTATATAATTTTATAGAGTTATTAGCAGTCCTACTTGTCATATACCAACCAGTAGAAGTGGCATTTGAAGTGGATGCAAATATAAAATTGTTTATCATACCAATCGCATTTCCATCAGTAAATTTCAATATTAACTGATGGGATGTTGTGTATGACCCATTGGTAGAACCTATTGAAACTCTACTTGCATTGAGTGCTGAAGTTCTTGAATAAAAACTTAAATGAGCATTAAAAGTAGTTAATGTAACAGATGGTGTCAAAAAAGTATCTGCATAACCATTAGTGCCATTAGGCAATGCTCCATTTGCAGAATGTGTCCAAAATCCCAAAAATGACAATTGAAAAGTTAATGGATTTATAAAGTTGTAAGAGTGTTTTGTCGAATTACCACCTACCATTGGATAAATAGCATTGAATTTAGTTGTTAAACTATTCGCAATTAAGCCTGCTTCAAAAGTATTTAAAGCATTTAAAATAGTTGTATCAGTTTCGCTTGTTGCTGCTATCCACGCAGTAGTTAATGGTAGGTAACCAGCAGCAGGTTTTATATAAATCAGTCTTCTACCCATTATATTCTGGTTGTTTTAAGTGAGGCTTGTAAATTAGTCAATGCACTATTCGATGTTGTTACTAATGTTATCTTGTCACCTACTGCGACTGTGTTTGCTGCACTTGCATTAGCAGTTGCTATGGTGCTACTTACCGCTACTGCACTAATGCCAGTTACATCTACTCCATTTATCTTAACTGCTACTGTGCAAGTGCCAGATGCAGAGATAATTTTTAGTTGATTAATAGTGTATGCATATTGAGCATATAATTCTAATGTATAGGTTGTTGCTGCTATGCTTGAACCACCATCTTGAAGAGATAGATTTTCAACTTTTAATGCATTAAAAGCAGTCCAATCAGCAGATGACAATGCGCCTCTGTTAGATGCTGATGCAGTAGGTAAATTGAATGTGTGTGTGCTACTTGCTGAACTTATTGCAAAGTCAGTTCCACTTGTTCCAACTGCAAATGTTTGAACTTGTTCAGTAAGACCATTTAACGCAGTTAAACCAGTTGTAAATGTTGTTATTACTTGGCATAGATGACTATTTTCTGTGTGCAATGTTATCGTGCGACTACTATTGTTAACATAAATTCTTATTGCTAATCTATCAGTTAATGCAAGTGTTGTCTGTGGGACTGCAATAGCGCTTAAATACAAGTCAATAGTAGTGCCTCCAGTTATTGCTTCTGGTGTTGCTGAATTGCTTGCAATCAAAGTTAATGTTGTCCCATCCCACTTATGTAATTCAATATAAAATGATGGTGAACCACCGCCACTTGATGCGCTGAAATATGTTTCAAAGTTCCAGTTGCCTGCTGGAATCACTAATTGATTTGGGTCATTTGCATCTGTAATAAATGATTGAATGTAACCATTTGTTGCAATAGTAAAATCAGTACCAGTGCCAATAATAGGTGTTTTGTTAATTTCCTTCATTGCCACACCACCAAATGTGCCTTGACTTACTGAACCATTTAAGTAGTAGTTAACTGATGCGCCACCACCACCGCTTGATGGGAAGTTAGCTAATGAACCATCACCTCTCACATATTGGCTTGATAAACCTGCACCAGTTACCGCTATTGTGCCACTTGTTGTAACTGGACTACTTGCAACGCTGAATGCACTTGGCATTGATAAACCTACGCTTGTAACTGTACCACTACCAGCACCAATATCACTTAACATTGCAAAGGTTTGTGTCCCTGCTGCCTTGTTTGGTAATTCAAAAGTAACATTATTAGCTAATGCAGTAGCTTTTATTGTACCAGCACCAAATGATGGGTTTTGAATGGTCATAGAATCTGGATAAACACTTAATGCATTTCCAGAACTATCCTCCATTAATATATTAGAAGAAATAACTT